CGTAACCTGACCGGAAGAGCTTTCGGTAAATCGCAGCACCTCCGTTCCAGCGTCTTTGAAGATATGGATGCCGGTATGGGCATCGAGCGTCAGGTTGCCGCCGCTGTCAATAATGATCGGGTTAGCTGCTACAGTAAGCCCAGTAGTACCATCATGAGTCAGCGTCGCATCGCTACCGTCACCCAGTGCCAGGACTGCTGAATCCGAATTGAGAGTCACATCATCAGAAACTGTCAAGTCCCCAGTCACTGCGACTCTTGCAACGCCCGGTTCCGTAGTTCCTGCTGCCAAGAACTGAGTCATAGTGCCGCCGACAAGAGCTCTTATTCTAAACTCAGAGTCTTCATCCGTGGCAGTAGCATCTGTTAGAACCCAATCTAGGTTTGCTAAATCAGTAGCTCCTCCACCATCATCATCTGCATAGAAGACAAGCCTTCCACCGTCATTATCCGCCGCAGTTCCACTAGATGGATTAAGACCAAATTCCGCAACCTCAACTATTCCTGCAGCTGCAGCGTTGGTCGATTCAAAGACCTTCTTTCCAGTCATGGTCTGGGCAGTGGACTTGCCCATTATACCATCGGTGCTGGTTAAATCTACATTTGCCTCATCTATATTAGTAGATTCTAAGAAGGTAAGTAAATTGTTTATCCAGTCTCTTACCTGCTCAGCATCCATCTCATCGCCAGGATCTGGCAGAGGAGTTGCTGGACGAGTTACTGTTGCCATACTATCATCTCCCTAACAAATTGTTACAGAGTTTTAACCCTCTAAAGGTATATACTCGACTATATATCCTACTATACTAGCAGGATTTGAAGAAGTCCACTCTGGAGCTATAGTCTCACATATTCTATTAACAAAAGTACTTGCCCTTCTACTCTCTGCCCCTGGCCATAGCTTTCCAGTATTCCAAGTAATACCAGTATCCCAAGAGTACTCAGCGCCTACATTAAACGAGTCTAGGACAGTTGACCCCTTTCCTTGATCTATATATACTCTAAGCTCTACATCACTGGCTTGCTTCCGTTTATTATATATAGTTTGAACATTAAGTACGTGCTTGACCTTCCCTGGTAACCCTAGATCATTAGGGGACATCTTTATTCGCCAAGAATACCCAGTTCCATCATCTGTAATATAGGTACTTTTATTCCCCTTATACACATAACCGTTAACACTTCCAAACCAGTCCAACTCTTCTGAATCAATAGTTACGCTTCTCGCATAATTCACAGGGTTAGTTATCGAGTCAAACCATATATCCCCAGTCTCCCAATCCCACACCATTACATAGTCATGACCAGAAGTATTACCAGAGCTAGATACCAGAACCCTTACTTGGTGATCCTTCTCCCTCACAAAAAGATGGGCATACTGCATTCTAGCCTGGTTAAGACTAAACCAACCATTCTTAGATCCAAGATCATCTAAGTTAACAATACGAAAATTAAGATCAGGAGTAATAACAAATAGACCCTCACGAGCTACACCCGCTACAAACTCAGGACGAACCGCAAGACTCTTAGATATCGGCGTAAATCCACGCCTGGGCTCTCCCAGCTGATAATCTAAATGCCCAAGCTGATCATACACTATAGCCCCAGGATAAAGGCCATCCTCCTTAAACACTAACGCCATTCCCCAAGCATCACAAGCCGCTACAATCTTAGGCCCTCCATCATAGATCTCATATCTGTTTTTAGCTATCCAAGTTCCTATATCCACCTCAAATGTTTCTCTGTTAATATCACACCAGCGAATTCGAGTAGGATAATAAGTCCCTCCCTCAGTAGTTCCCCAGGCCAGCATAAGATTCTTGTGAGTAAAGATTCCCTGACACTTAGTCCAAGGCATTCCAGTAAGGTCAGTAGTGTTCGAGCTAGTGGAGCCAGTCCAAGTACGAACTTGGTCCACAGCATTGTTCATTACTAGCTTATTTTTAATAAAGACAAACTCAAAGCGATCCTCATTACCACCAGTAAAGTTACTTCCAGTAATTTCACTTCTAGAAGCCACACCTCCAGGAGCTGAGTAAGCTTCATTATCAGTAATAACTACCTGCCTAGTAGTTCCATCAGCAAATGTCCCCTGCCACATTCCAGAGGCCATCTCACCTCCAGGTAGTATCGTGGAACTATACTTAACATATCCAAATCTAGTCTTTGCTATACCTTCCTCCGAGATATTAACATTAGTAAGAGCCTCACAGTACTCAGGAGTCAAGTTTGGATTAGGATATTTCCATCTTGATTTCTGTCCTTTAATCAGGAATGTACCTGAGGTTACAGCTTCTGGCGCAACTCTAAAAACTTCAGTCATTAGCTAACTAGTCCTATATCTACACCTGCAATATAAGGAGCCAAAGGCCTATTTCTAACTCCAGCTCTATTCTGAACATTGCCAAAGACATACAAGGACGCCGGCTGAGAGTTCTTATCCCCCGTAAACTCCGCCATCCTGGACTCGAAAGTTGCTCGGTGCCTATCAGCAACACCCACCTTTCCAAGGGTTGGTAGAAGATCCTGTGTAACTCCCCATATCAAAAGGTCATGAAAGTCCTGGTCAAACTCAGGCCAGTCTGTGTCATTCACAAGAGGAGGCTTTCGCATCTCGCAGCGAATAGTATAAGTAATAGCTGCGGCAGGAATGGGATCGAACTCAATCCACTGATAATCTGGAGAGTCCCACCAGACAGGAATCACAGAGATAACATTATCGTCATCGTCTGTAACAGTAACATTTCCAGTAAAGGTAGAACCAGCAGCTGGAACCTTAGTTATTCTCTCAATTCCTAAAGTCGAATCCCAACTAGTAGCTGTATCAACAGAAGCTGTCCCACTTAGCGCCTTCTCCTCTGTGACCAAAACTCCGCTAGTATTAAACCCAGTGAATCTTAACTTAAAACTACTTCCTGCGTCAGCTGTACTATCACTATAATATTTTAAGACCCCATCACTATTAGGATACTTCTGAACCCCTCTAGCTCCATATGGATAAGCGCTGGAGGGAGTAGTGCTCTCTGTGGCCCCTGGATTCCTCTTGTCAAATCCTCTAGCAGTATCCATATAGACAAACCGCGGAGTCGTTGGATCTTCTATATTCAGAACTTTCCTTACATAAAGCGGAAGTCCGTACTTACTAATATCAGCGACCGAAGTAAGCGAGAACTCGCGATGCTCGTGAGGGACTTTCCCGCTGTCAAGAACCCTTCGATACGCGAAGTTTACCTGGTTCTTAACAAGAGCTTCAAATACACCTCCCCTAGACTGTCCAGAGTAAGCGAGAACATCAGTTATGATCTCTCGAAAGGTGGACATACTACTTCTCCTTTTTGGCTCCCTTAGCCGCGTCGATTACTTGCTCCATAGATGGAGTTCCTTCCTTCTCCTCGTTCTGCTTGAAGAAAGATAGCATTTGACCAAACAACTCAGACTGTTGCTCACTACCAGCCTGGTACATCTCCTTAAAGGCCTCATACATATCAGCCTGGCTAGAGGCTCTCTTCTGATCTTCGCTACGAGCCAAGTTCGCGCGAGCCTCCGGACCGTTAGTAATAAATGCGTCTCTAACCCGAAAGTTCCATTGCTGATAAAGAGGAACACTTTCTCCAGTCTGATCTGTGTAAGCGTCCACTTCAACATCGCTCATTGGAGGTCTTCCAGGAAGAATGCCTACCAAGCCGTCCATAGTTCCTACCAAAGTAGTATAAATACCATCATCTATTTGTAGCCCTCGAGGCTCTCCATTTGCATTTGCCAGCAGCCTTTCCCTTCTATTACCCCCACCGACATCAGCCGTGACCTGGTGTATCCACTCCCCATCTGGCTGAAAGTCTGCCACCAGGTTGTTAGTGCTAATATACTTGGTCATCACGACTTCACTCTTCTGATCAACAGTCAGTTGAAGAGGAACACCCTTCTCGTAATCCCTTTCCTCTGTTTCAACTTCCTTCTCGAAATCTAGTAAAACTGGCATAGCCCTGTTCTCCCTTTAGAGTTTTAGATACTGAATCCTGCAATGTTCACCTGACAATCCGCGTTACTATTCGCTATTACAGCACTAACAGTATTACCTGGAGTTCCTGCCCATATACCACTTATAGGATAAAACTGAGATCCTTCTGAACTAAAATCTATTTTCCACTCAGCCAAAACAGTACTTCCATCCAGTAGTTGAAGAGTAGCATCCTCGTCTACGTGTCCAGACACATGAGTTACTATATGAGACACTCCACTCGCAAGTGCATGAGTTGCTGTAGCTCCTTCATCAGTTCCAAGTTGAGTCTCACTCCACGCTTTATTAAGATCAATCTGTGTAGTCATATTCAAACTCCCACTATGTTTAACATCTCGTTAATCCTATGCTCATAGGTATGAGCGCTTCTTACAAGTTCGTGCCCTTCTTTAGCTATCTTCTCTCGCTCCTTTGGATTCTCTAAAGCCCATTGTATCTTTTCAACAGCTTCCTCTAAACTAGAATAACCTAAAAAATGTTCTCCTTCTACAAAGCCTAACTCCTCCCATCCAACCATATCAGTGTTAGCTAACTGACAAACCCCATAGCTTAAGGCCTCAAAGAACCTCATGTTTAGATCATTCTTAATAGACACATTTAGTCCTACTTTGGCCTTATTATATCTAACTGCGCAATCAATAAAGAATAAGTTAAAAGCTAACCAGCTATTAGGAAAAGCATTAAACACATAGTCTAAAAAGTCTATTCTATTATGAGAGTTAGAATCTCCTTCTACACCTTCATTTAAGAAACCAACAAAGCAACAATCGTAAGATCTAGTGAGATCTATATCACCTTTAATATTTGCCTGCATTTCTTTATAGCTAGGATCCAAATAAGAATTACAGGCAAGAGGCAGCCAGTGAACATTTTTTACCCCATCATAGTTCATCTTGGCTACATCATCTTTCTGCGCTAAAAATACATTATCGAAGTGCATAGCCCATTTTAATCTCTGATCATACCCAAGATGAGTATCCACAAGCCAACAAGCATTAGGGCTATCTGGAAGCCACTCTATATCATCTCTTCCATCATCTATAAATAGATTAAGATCATGTTTTCCAAAGTCTTTATATGGAGGTCTATTATACCTTTTAAATCCATGGTCTTGAAAGTCCATTCTACACATGGCTTCTGTTATTCTTCTAGCCGTCCCATTATTTCTTATTTCAGAATTATAAAAGTTACCTATGCTCGGAACCTTCTTATCTTGCATTATAGATACACTCATTATACTACTCCTTTTAAAGACAATGCTTTTGACACTATAACTCCCCAACCAACATCCTTTATATCAGGCACATCCCATCCACCCAAACACAAAAGTGTCTTCAAGCTTTTTGGAGTATATACATGAACGTGGCTACAGTCCATTATTTGAGTATTATTCTTTTCCTGGTTTGGCACACTTAGTAGCAAAGTCCCTCCAGGCTTAAGAACTCTTTTCCATTCTGTCATCGCTTCTACAGGATCTACTAAGTGCTCAAATATATGAGCAGCTAGTATATAATCAACAGAGCTGTCCTGATAAGGTAAATCTATTACATCTCCTGTAACATCAGGTTCCGCTTTTGTAAACTTCCTTCCTCCGACTCCTGTATCTCCCTTTCTTGTTATATCAATTCCTTTTATAGTCAAACCTTCCAGGGAGAAATCTTTATCTTGGTCTCCGCAACCTAAGTCTAACCCAAAAAATCCTCCATCCCTAAAGCAGGATAGATTTGAATCAAGCCAGGAGTCCTCTGTTTCTCCTTCGTTCCACGCTACACCTGCGGCTGGAAAATCCCAACCAGCACAGAAAGTTCTATACCACTTTCTTATTCCGTGCTTTCTAATAAGTGCGTTGTTAGTTCTTTCCTGATGTGCTAAAGAATCCCAGTCATCTCCTTTTACACGTTTTCCGGTCTGCTGTCCGTGGTGATGCAGATAAGCGTGCCTATTACATATCAGCTTCTTCCCAGCGTCTAAAACTCTTATAGAAAGATCCAAATCATCTCCTCCTGGTAGAGTTTCGTCAAGCCCTCCTACAGATTTAAAAAACTCAGTTTCTAAAACTAAGCACATACCAATTAAAAGGCTGGTCTCCATATAATCAGGAGTATCAAGAGCCATCAAGCTTTGAGTGCCTGCCACAAAATTAGAACAAGGCGCGACAGCTCCAACATCCCCATAATTAAAGGATCCTATTAACTGCCTCCAAAATAGATTGTTACCAGGAATAAATACAACGTCATCGTTAAGCATACAAAAATAAGTAGTATCACAGGAATCAAGAGCTAGATTAATAGCTCCCATCCACCCTTTATTATGCTCCATGTTAATAATACTAATTTTATCCTTAAACTGAGCGTTAGGACCTTCAAGAGAGGTACTTAAAAATTCCGCATCCTGAGGAGCATTATTCATAACAACTACTTTGAAAGAAAAATCAGTATACTTAAATAAAGACGTCAAACAATCACTCAGCATCTGAAAGTTATGATAAGTAGGGATAGCTACTGTAAGAAGAGGTTCCATTACACCACATCCCCTATTTTAGTCATAACCACATTACCGTTCCGTACTTCCCTAACAGAATCTCCAAATATATCAGTATAAGAATCTCTTATACTTTCCCTAGACTCCCAATAAGAATCTTCATCAGCCCATCGAGGCGCGTGTTCTTTATGCTGAGTTTTTACTGACGTATCTACATATCTTTCTATATCAAACAAAGAAGCTCTGTGACAAAAGAACCAATCTTCCCCACATCCAGTAGAATTAAACCAAGGCTTAGGCATCTCCCTAAAAATACTCATGTCATATAAAACCACACCAGAGCCAAAAGCTAAAGATCCTCCTATATCTTCGCTGGAGATTAGTTGATCCCTTGGATAATCCAGAACAACGTCACTTCCTTCATACATCCAGTCTTGATTAGTTGGATCCCACTTCTTAATTATCCTAAAAATAACTGGATGAATAGGAGGTCTAGCAGTAAAAGCTAAAGCCCCAACCACGGTTTGTTGATGCCTCCAAAGACGGAGAAAAGCAGAATAATCAAACCTCATGTCAGCGTCCCACCAAAAAAGATAATCAGCATCAACCTCAAGTGCCATATCGACTATCATCTCTCGGCTTTTTCCAACAAGGCTTGTCCTTGAATAGTTACATAAGTAAATCTCAAGCCTTCCCATCTTTTCAAAGTCTGCTTCCGTTAGATTTCCTTTGTCATCTCCTGTCTCATCCAACGGAGGAATATCCTTTGATACTTCCCAAAACTTGTCCTTCCCCAGTACATCCCTCCAGATACTTCTTTCCCTCATAGCGCCATAATACATCATCTGGTCAAAATAAAGAGGAAAAGTATTATCATCAGGACCTATGTACCAAGGCAGCCCTATTACTAATTTCATTTCCAGCCCCTTTTTTGTAAGAACAACTGCCAACGCTCCTCTAGTGTAAGTACATTAAGCAAATTAAATTTCATCTTTACGAACTCGACAAAACTACCTTTTTCACAAACCCTGCACATATGTCCATCATGGAGCCTTTTTATCTTTTGTGGAGCATCACTCCACATAACTCTTCCACAAGAGCATCTAAGAATAAGCCTTTTCCTATCACCAGCATCATGAGGAGCCAACCACCTCAAAAACCAAGGCCTCTTCTTTTTTGGCTCTTCTTGGTCTATATAATCACTATAATGCAAAACGTCCCTTCCTTAGTATTTGTAGGAGAGGGCCCCCGCAAAAGACCCTCTCCCACAGCTCCATAACAATATGTTACAGAGTTTTACATGGCACGGATAAAGACGTGATCCGCCCAGTTAGACGCAGGAGTTCCCAGACTAATCAGGGTGGCTGTAACAGTGTCCATAGCAATAAGAGGACCCATCATCCCTGAAGTTGCTCCGTTTGAATTAAAGCCAACACTAGCAGCAGCCCCAGGACCTAAAGGACCGCCAGCTCTAACAGTAACGGAACCAACAATACGCCAGATCAAGGCACTCTCAAAATAGCCATAAACCTGAGCAACGCCTACATCATTGTCTGCTACATCCTCATAGGCCATTCCTAGAAAAGGCCCGGCCTCTGCTCCAGTTACTAATGCGCTGGAGGCTTTAGCTCCATCATTAACGCTAACACTAGCAGAGTTAGCAGCTGTAAGGAACTTAAAAACAGGATACCGAGCAGAGAGAGTCTCTCCAGAGCGGTTGGTGAAGTTCACCCAAACGCGCTCAGTATCCGCACGATTTACAGTTTGCATCCACATAGTTCTTTTTTCCTCCTAATTACATCAACATAAGACAGTAGTAGTGATATGTATCTACTCCAGCACCTTCACCGGTAATGTAGATACATCCATTAAGACTATCTGCAGTCCCATTGTTAGAGTTAAGAACCAGACGAAACGTTTCATCATCCTCGTCTGCGTTATTCAGCATACAACTGATGATACGGTTGCCTGCTCTGTCATTTGACGATCCAGAGAGCGCGTCCCCATTAGCATCGGTTATATTTTGAGCGAGCTGCCCCGATATATACACAGGTGTCCCCTCATCAGCTTCACAAGTTCCAGCCACTGATATATAGTTACCAGCTCTGCCAATATACCTGGCATTAACATCTCCTGCAGCCATCTTCTCAGCCCCTTTCTAGGTGATCCCCGCAAGGATGCCCAAAGAGTTACGAAGATTCGTACCCATATTACCCTGCCAAAGGATCGGGGCAATAAAGGCATCCTGATTAACAGGATTCTGCAAGCCACCA